TAATCCTGTAGTTTGCTCTGTCTCACGTCTATCTTCATAGCGTAAGTTCAGACCTACACTTAGAGCTAACTCTGGTGTGCAAGTCTGAATATACTTACCTTCGTACATGTCGTTTTTGGTTGTAATTGCCATCCCAGCTTGCTGAGATTAAAGCAGTAGAAAAAGGGTCGGGCATTTTTATTTGTAAAGTAAACTTATCATTTTTCTTCTGTATAGGTACTCTTATTGACTTTGATAAAGTAGCAGGTGGTTCATTAAAATTACTAGAGTCAGCAAACATACCAGACTCCTCATGTATATAAGAATCCATATCTGCGTATGTTGGATTAACGTGAAACTCCATTGGGCCAGATACTCCCATCTCAAAGTTTATACCTGATATTCTTAACTCAGCATCTAAATCATAGGTGTTTTGACCTACATTTAAGTAATATGTTGGTAGTTCAATAGTACTTGTATACTTATAACCTACGGCAACTTTTGCTGTACTAGCTATGTTTATGTTGTTAAAAGTGACTGTACCATACGTAACACCACCTACAACTTCACTACCTACAGCATCAGCTTGTCTTACAATTCCTGCTATAGAATTACCATCACTGTCGTTACCAGATAAACCAACCATAAAAAAGTTATTATTCAATGGTTGATATGGTATACGTAACACTGTTTTCTCTGGAGCTGAAGTTGTTTGAGCTGACCCAGTTACGTTTAAAGCTATAGCCATATTATCTAAGTGTGCCTCAAACCATCTTGCTGTCTTAAGCGGAGAACCTACATCAGTTGCAGTACCACCTAATACATATGTCCTGTCACTACTTGCATCAGCAACATATTCATGTTTACATAAATGATAACCACCATTATGATATGTAACTGTGAAGAAACTACCACCTGTGTACAACATGTGTTGTAGAGTTCCTGTTATTGTCCAGCTATACCATGCAGACTGTTCTCTTTGAGTACCAGCATTGTAGTATTTGTAATGATAAACTGCAGTGTCTCCTTTTTTACCATAACTAACTATACCTATAGCAGCAGAGTTAGTAGCTTTAGTTATATCTTTAGGTAAAAATTCTGGGACTACTCGTGTCTGTTCTATAATGGAAGGAGGTGTGTCATCATCTATTACCGTAGCCTCAAATGCTCTTGCATAAGCTGATACGTTAGATGTAAATAAAACTGAAGTTCCAAGATCAACAGGTTCTATAGTTGAGTCACATTCATAACTTGCAAGTTTTTTAAGTCTAGCTGTTTTAGGACTAAATATATCAGATTCTGTAAATAATAAAAACTGACCATTATCACTAAACATCATAACACCTTTTTGTATAGGTAGTACATGATTTATAAATGCTGGTTTTTTATCAGATACCGTTATATCTATTGGGTTATCGTCACTAGCAGCAATAGCAGAAGTTATAAAAAAATCAAAAAATCTTCCTGGCTGACCTAAAATAATATTTTCATCAGAAATTATACCTAACCTATTACGATGAAAAAACATTTTTTGTATTTGAAAATCAACAAACGTAGGAAATGGATTAGAAACATTATCTCCAACAGTTCTGTTTTTCCAATAGTTATCATTACCTTGAGCTGTAGCCGTAGCTTCGTCTAACTTTACAAACGTAAATGTACCATTTCGATTATTAATCAAAGCATGAGGCATAGTAGCAGGATCTAATCCTAACTTCATAGTTTGGTTAGCTGCACTACCCGCAAAGTTATGCGGTCTTACTGTTTCTTCCCAACTTCCTGATCCAGAATCTCCATTATCAGCTTCAAATTTAACATAATAATCATCAGTTTCTAAATCACCAGTGTTAGATATTTGAGCTACATAGCCGTGTTTACACATTGCTGGTAAGCGACTAATATCTTGAGCTCTCTGACCAATTACACTCATGTTTTCATTTACAGCTCCACCAAGAAAGTTAATACCACCAGCTTCAGCCCCTTTTATAAACAAACCACTACCAATCACTTCGGATGTAAAATTACCTGTATTACCGTTTGAATCAAATAAATCAGTATCTACTTTAGTTGTTAGTTCACCTAAAATAGTAGCCATACTGATTGCACCATTATCAGGATTTTTAGGAGTTTTAAAGTATGCTATACCAGTTACACCTGTATAGGTAGAAACAGGTTCAACAGCTTCTACTGCTATACGATAATCTTTACCTTCAATTCTTACATCTATAAATTTACCTCTTGCAGTAGCTATATCTGTTTCTTTTATAAGTCCACCATCAGTTAATGTTACTGTTGCAGTATACCTTGTATCATAATTTTGGGTAAAACCTAAAAAGTCTTTTGCTTCACTACCATCACCATCAAAGTTTTGTTGATTAGATTCTATGTAACTTGTACCATTTACAACTAAAGTACCTTCAATATTTTCACAGTTTGTACGATTTGATGTGCTTCGTATTGCATCACCACCAGAAAATGACCAAGTTAATTGACCAGCGAATCTTTGGTCTTTATTACCATCATCCCATGTTGGCCCTACATTTGAAGTACCGTCCCTACGGTCAACTTTTAAAGAAGTAACCCTGTAATACGTATTAGGAGTTAAAGTCTTAGCAGTGGTTGTTCTATCAAAATATAAAGGGTTGTATAGTATATACTCAGTATTATATGCAATAGTATCTAATCTAGCAAAAGCATAGTCTCCATTATTTATAGGTAATGCAGTGGTAGCAGTACTAGCTAATACTTGTTTTTGAGGATTAGCAATTAGAGTATAATCTTGAATTGTTGTTACTGCATATGGTTTTGTTGCACCATCAAGATAGTCAAACAAAGAATCGTTTGCAGCATTTGTTAATGTTTGTTCAGTACCAGTTGCTAAATCCCATACTCTAATAGGTTTTACAGCAGGGTTAGATCCTACATTAGCTTCTGTAATTTGTACTAAAAATTTTTCGTCCCCATCTCTAATGATTTCATACCAATCTCCTGTTGCAGTAGCATTTGCTAAAAGTTTTATATGCTCTGCGGGAGGACGTTTTTTTAAACCAAATGTTATATCTGGAACAGCATTATCACATACCCTTAACTGTCCTGGAAATTTTATTTTATCTGGTTGTTGAGATACACCCCCTAGAAAGTTTGGGATACGTTGATTTACTGATGCCATTACATTCTTCTTAATACTTTAAATGGTCGATATGTGGTGTTTGCATCTTGATGATACTGATAATCATTAAAGATGTTATGATCTGATTGTTTGGTGTCGTATTCAAGGGCTACAGCTCGTGCTTGTGCTTCATCTACTTCAAACAATTTAGCAGATTGTGGATTGTTAACCATACGGTTAGAAGCTATTCTAGAAGCTCTAACAGTTATATAGTCTTTAAACGGTTGTGGTAAAGAGTCAAAATCTAACATCCATACAATATCGAAGTATAATTTTGTAGCACTATCAAAAGTAAAAGTATGATTCTTTTTATCATATACTTTCATAATACCATTATCACTTCTTCTTACTACATCAAAGTCTTTACCATGTTGATATATATTAATATCTATTTGTATTATATTATCGGGAATGACACATTGATTATTTGTATCAAGGTCAATAGGGTACTCAGTTTCTGTATTGTAAGACCACCCCTCAGCTTGTATCTCACGGCAGACTTGCCTTAGAGTCTTTAATGCTATGACCGCATCTGGGCTTTGCACTGTTAATGTATTAACTGGGGATTCTCCAACGCTCATCAGGATTGAGTTGACAGCATCTAGTTCGGTAGACACTCCGTAAGATATTTGTGCCATAAAAAAAAAGGGGAGCCGAAGCTCCCGTATAGAAATAAAAAAATTAATTAAGATACGTTTGCAGGGTATGTAGTACCGAAAGCTGCTGGCTTTGTAGTTGTTCCTGCGAACAATTCTACGCAAGCTGCTGGGTTTACAAAATCTGCTCCCATAGCTAGTCTTCCTAGGATGACATCGCCTTGGTATACAACTGAAACGTCTCCAGATGTTACTTGAACCTGTGGCCCTATTGTCTCAACAACACCTGCAGCTTCTCTTTGGAAGATAAGTCCACATGAGTTATTGAAAGCATTAGATGCACCATAGTTGTTACGAGCACCATAGTTATCACCTGATACAGGTGTACCTGTTTCAATAGATTCAGAAACAAAGTTTCCTGTGTTGCCAGGATCAATTACATTAGTGTGTAATGTATCGTTGTTACCAGAAGATGGCTTGTAAGCTGTACCATACTTGCTGAGGAATGGAGCGTTCATTGACTTGTAGATTGTGATACCTGCAATTTCAACGATTCCATTACCTGACTGAAGTGCGTCTCCTCTCTCATTATGATTGATTAGACCACTAGCACCACCAGCTGCAGCAGCTTGGATAAGTGCATAGTACTGTCTTGGGTTAAGGACAGCTACTCTACCATCACCAGATACACCCTTTTCATCCATTGCAGCAGCAGCGTTATAGAAAGCATCTATAAGGTGACTAGCAACGAGTGCATCGTTAGCATCTGAACCACCGCCAACTTGGATCTGAGTTCCACCTGGCTCTTCAAATGTGTTAGAACCAATCTTCACTGCACTAGCTTGTCTAGCACCTTTAGCGATAGCTCTGAAGATAAGTCTGTCATATTTTTGAGCAAGAGCATATCCAATCTTTTTGGAAATTTCTCCTCTCAATTCATAGTGTGCTAGTGTTTCATCTAGCTCATATACGAAAGCACTAGAAATAAGCAAATCGTCCACTGTAATTGTTTTTTCAGCTATTGGAGGAGTTTTTGCACTGTTTCCTAGTATGCTATTTCCTGGAGTATGGTACTCAGCCTCTGTACGTCCAGTATAAATAAATTGTAAACTCTTACCGTTGGTAAGTGTTCTCTTCATTACGAGATCTCTAGCTATTGTCTCTCTCTGGAATCCAGTAAACATTTCTCCTGAGAAGAGTTTAAGGTATAAATCTCTGTTATTTGTTGCGTTTGTGGCTGTATTAATCCTACCTAGAAAGGTCTGATTAGTAGTCATCGCACTTGATTGTTGTGCCATTATTTTGTAAGGTTATATGTATCGTCTCTAGATCTAGAATTATAGGAATCTTAATTGTTTCAGCTAAGACTCAAACTGATTCGTGGTCTATCCCACCGTCATGACGGCATTAGGTGTCTCCGTAGAGGCTAATACCAAATGTAGAGGGAGGCATTGCACCTCCCATGTCGCTTAACGAACTACTTTATGATAATGTAAATTTGGACGTTTCTCAGTCATGTGCGTTTGAATGTGGCTTAATTCTAAAGCACCCATTATAAGAGCTAGACCGATTATACCGAACCAAATTGTTCGATCATTCATTTGATAATTTTGGTGTAAGCAACGCCACGATATACGTAAGTTACTGTCATGGTAAACTCCCATA